CTGAGTTTCAATTTGAGTCTTGGCATCTATCACTGTCAACTGTTGACTCAGTATGTAACTGCTGTTTCTAATCACCAGATCAATGGCCTGCACCAACTGCATGCCGGCAGTGATACTGTAGTTGCGATTTGAGATGTCCACAGGGTTTTTTTCTGGATCAAGTGCTTGATTAGGATCTGGAGGTCCCATAGGGCCATCGTCTTGCTGTTTAATTCGTCCAGGCAATATCAGTGTAGCATCGCCAATGCCACCACTAAACTCAATGGCATAAGTGTCTGCCACATCATAAATGCCTTTCTTTACCAACTCTTGCTGATAGGCATTCATGGCTCCCATGAGTCCTTGTTTGATCACCAGCTTGGAACTGGGTGCTGCAGATGCTTTGGGCGGAGGTGGCTGTGCTGTTGATCCAGAAACAGCCTGTTGGGAGAAGTCTGGTCGAGAAAATACACCACCTGTGGTAGTAGAGTTTCCTGGACTGGCGTTGGGTGCTGTGCCGGCTGTGTACTGCAAACCATCACCCAGCAACGCACTCACTGACGATGCTGTAAACTGTGTGTCATACGGCACAGTGCCGCGACGGGTGCCGCCAGCAACCATTTGACCAACGGGTGCGCAGTCAAACTCATAAGTGACCAGTTTTGAGCTCACACTCCAGTCAATTTTTTTAATGAGAAATGGTATGAACTTTTCAACCACAGCATTGGGATCTGTCAGCCCTGTGTTGGGATCTGCAGCACCCACAGCCAACAGATTGCCATTGATGTCATATCCATACCAACGTATGACCATGAGATAGGCTGCTGCTGTGTAATTGATGGGCTGATTCTCACCTTGCACTTGTCCAGCATCTTGCACTGCACGATACAGTCGGTCCAACAAGGTGATGTTGCCAGGCTCTATCACAGTGAATTTGAGATCTGTGACCATGTGGGCTGTTTGCGTGGCCTTGCCAGGCAAAGCATTGTCCACAGTGATTGAGTCAATATAAAAATCCTGGGGAAACGCAGGATTTCTTCCAAAGTCGTCAACGTCCTCAGCATCAAGGCCCTCAGTGCCTGGGTTTCGACCACCTACCTCACCTGATCCTTTGCCCAGGAATCCACCTCGGTTGGTGGGCGCACCACCACTTTGAAACAGCAAAAAATATCCGTTGATGTCTTTTTTCTTTCTGCGCAACAAGCGTTCATACTGCAAGGTGCTCATTAAATACACACTGGCGCTGTAGGTATAGCTGGCAAATCTGTCCAGCACATTAGGCTGTGGTGTTATTTCGTCTGTGGCTGTGAGATTGCCTGACACATCGGCCCGGGTCTGTTCGGCTGTGACTATGACCTCTGATAATGTTTTGTCATCATCCTGAGTGCGATCAAAACCGTCAATCTCTACTTTCCAAGATGGTGACTGGTCTTCGGAGTTGGGTAGTTTGGGTGGAGCATCAGCCATGTGTTAGAATCCCAATACAGATTTAAGTGTGGTAATTTTAGGCAGGTAGATCGTGGTACCCACTGCAAAATCCAAGGGTGGTTTGGTCAGTGTGTTGGGGTTGCGTTGATAAAATACCCACCACAGTCTAGCATCACTATACAAGTCATGTGCCAGCAAGTCTGGACGATATTGATAAGTGAGATTGATGGTAAAACTCAAATCGTCGCTTTCTTTGGGCAAGGGTCTGTTGGCCATGACATCAAGATAGAATTGATTGTATCCTGTGAGAAAATACGGACTGGTTGCGTCATAGTTGGCCATTACCAGAACCCTCCTTTGAGCAATTGTCCACTGGCATATTCTTTCATGTTGAACAACGTGCTTTGTTGGTCGCGTGTTTGTATGGGCATGAGAGTGATGGATATGTCACAACGAGTGGGCACATAGGTACTATTGTCAATGTTGGTTACACTTTGTAGATCCAGCAAAGTCTGTGATGGAACATTGGGCAAGGCACCTTTTTTGAGCCCAGAATTTCGCAGTCGACCAATCACAGCCTCAATGGGGTTGAGGCCAGTTTGTGGTTTTTCTTGCCGACCGTTTAGATTCACATTGTAGTTGTTGGGCTTGGTGCGTATGTAATCAACATTGTTGGGCATGCTGTAGTTGAATGTTCTGACCACACAAGGTTGATTGTTGAATTGATACTGTCCCAGGCCCATGAGATATACCAGTGGAGGCGGGGTACCACGAAAAGCATCTTTGGCACCGTAGAACATCTTGGTCACTGAGCGAAAGAAATGTATCACTGCCAACAAGTAATTGGCTTCAGCTGTGTCTTGCGCAGTGAATTCTCCAGAAATTTGGATGTCACCCACATATGAACTTTTATAAAACTGTCCACGATAATTTGAGTGTGTGAGGTCTGTTTGATCATAGTTGGCATTGTACGAGGTTGATATGGTGGGCATGTAGGGAAACACCACACCATTGCTGGCCGCCAATGGCGCCAATATGCCATTCTTTGCATCTGCGTCTTTGTACAGATATGTGGCCCCAGACGCCAGTTTCAATTTTACACGCCAGTCATTGTTGCCTGGAGACTGAAACTCAGCCTGCACTGCTGCTTGTTGTCGGAGTTGTGCTTCTTGCGCGGCTTGCAGTGCAGCTTCCACTGCCTCAGGATTTTGTGCTGCCGCACGGTTAAAAGCACCACCACCAAAAGGACTGGTTGCACCGGGCGCCACAGCAGGATCAACTGTGGGATCCACAGGTGTAGGAGTTCTTGCGGTTGCATCATTGAAAAACGCACCACCAAATGGTGATGTGGCTCCAGGAGCCACAGGTGTAGGAGCTCGTGCAGTTGCATCGTTGAAGACTGCACCACCAAATGGTGATGTGGCTCCAGGAGCCACAGGTGTAGGAGCTCGTGCAGTTGCATCATTGAAAAACACACCACCAAATGGACTGGTTGCACCTGGAGCCACAGGTGTAGGAGCTCGTGCAGTTGCATCATTGAAAAACACACCACCAAATGGCGAGTCAGCACCTGGAGCCACAGCAGGCACAGGTTCAGGTTGTCGAGTCAGATCAACATTGACCACTGGCCCAAATGGATTCACATCACCAGTTTGCAATGGAGACAAAGGTTCCGGATCCGTCACAGGCGGTCCTGGTGTAGTTGTTGGCGGCTGTGGCAGTTCAGGGTCTACTGCGGGATTTTGTTCAGCTGGGGCTCGTGTGACCATTTTTTATTCCTATGCCTTATTTAACCATTTTTTTAACCACGCAGTTTAACAAGAGGTTGACAATTGTTGTATTTGTGCTACAATAAGTACATATCTGGAGAAACCCCGCCGATGACTTTAATCGCCAAACCCGCTGCCAAGGTCAACTACCTTAACAACCGTGACATCTTAAAAGAAATACATCTAAGCAAAAACACCTACTGTAGTTTCCGGGATCGAACAACTGATCATCAGTTTGACATGATCCTGCCGTCAGTGAGCAAAATCAATCAAAAGACCACGGCAGAAGCACGCCGCAATCGTGCTGACCGTCACAAACGTGAAACTGGTGAAGTGATTGATCCCAAAAAAATACCCAACACAGAAGTGGTTTTCCGCGTCATGACATGGGAACACATACCCATGGCGCCCAAGAAAGTGCCTAAAACTGCTGCCAAAAAGAAAAAGATCGAAGACATACTAGACCTAGATGATGTTGTGGAAGATCCTTTGGCGGATTTAGTTGAAGACGTTGTGCTGGATCCCACTCACATGCGTGTGAACTTTCCCCCGTTTTGGCATTACCGACTAGACGAAAACAAAACACCTGTGCTGGTGGGCAAAAGCCACTGGCGGGGAGATTTAGACTCAGGTGAGTTTTGCAAGGATCATGGCAACATGACACGCAAACTGGCCACTATGTTTATGAAACTGTGCGAACGTTATGCCACAAGATCAAACTGGAGAGGTTACACTTACAATGAAGAAATGCGCGGACAAGCCCTGTTACAACTCAGTCAAATCGGATTGCAATTCGACGAGTCTAAATCGCAGAACCCTTTTGCGTATTATACTGCCGCTATCACTAATAGCTTTACTCGCATCCTGAACATTGAAAAGAAAAATCAAAACATCCGTGATGATATTTTGGAAATGAACGGCTTGAATCCTTCATGGACCCGACAGAATTCTGGACGAGCAAGTATGGCAGCCATGTCCGGTCCGGTTGTAACTACCTACGAAGAGTAGTATACTAAGTAGATGACAAATCTATTCAAGAAGGCTGCGGTCTTCACAGACATACATTTCGGACTTAAAAGCAACAGCCAAACACACAATGACGACTGTTTGGACTTTGTCAAATGGGCAACCGCTACTGCAAAAGAACAAGGTTGCGAAACTTGCATGTTTCTTGGTGACTGGCACAACAACAGGGCCAGCTTAAATATTGTTACCCTGAGCTACAGTCTTCGAGCCTTGGAGCACATGAATGACAACTTTGATCGGGTATATTTTATTCCTGGCAATCACGATTTATATTACCGAGATAACCGCGATATACAGAGCGTGGAATGGGCACGACATCTCCCAAATGTTACAATATGTAACGACTGGTTCAGTGACGGTGACGTTGTTATTGCTCCTTGGCTATGCGGCGATGACCACAAGCGTATTCCAAAGATGACCGGCCGGTACATGTTTGGACATTTCGAATTGCCCGGTTACTACATGAATGCCATGGTACAGATGCCAGATCATGGCACAGTACAACGTGGAGACTTTGGCGGCTTTGATCATGTGTTTACCGGACACTTTCACAAACGTCAAACTGCCAACAACATCACCTACATTGGCAACTGCTTTCCTCACAACTATGCTGACGCTGGTGATGACGAACGTGGCATGATGATACTAGAATGGGGCAAGGAGCCCGAATATCATGCCTGGCCTGATCAACCCAGATACCGAGTACATGGCTTGGCCAACTTGATTGACAATGCTGCCACGCTGCTGGCTCCCCGGATGCATGTGCGTGTAAATTTAGATATTGAAATTTCATACGAAGAAGCCAATTTCATCAAAGAAACATTCATTCGAGACTATCAACTACGTGAAATGGCTTTGATACCAAACAAAACTTCAGGAGTGGACGTGGACCTTGCACCTGGTGATGTGAAATTTGAAAGCGTGGATCAAATTGTCACAGACCAACTCACCAATATTGAAAGTGAATTCTACGACAACAAACTGCTGTTGCAAATATACCAAAACTTATGAGATTGTATTTCAACGGATGTAGTCACACATATGGCGATGATTTAAGCCAACCTAAATCTCAAGCATGGCCTGCAATTTTGGCCAACACTGTTGGTTGTGACTTTTTGAATGATGCTGTGAGTGGCAATGCAAATGATCACATCATATACAGAGCAATAAAAAATGCTCATGAGTTTGATAAAATTTATATTGCTTGGACTTATATCGAAAGATTCACACGATATCGAGCTGACAACAATTATGTTGTAAATTTCAATTCCAATTTAGCCAACAGTCTGTATGGCAATGATTCAAATTTTGTCAATTATGGAAAAATGCATTATGCTGTATGGCACAACGACTTGTATAGTTTTAAATTATGGTTACAAAACATAATCATGGTGCAGCGGTATTTAGAGTCTGTAAAGAAACCATACGTAATGGTGAACACCGACAACAATCAAATTGATCGGTGGACTACTTCTTGGGAAAACTTTAATTATAGTGTACAATCGCTATTGTGCTTTGATCTCATGAATGATGATCAATTGTATCAGGAACACAAAGAAATTCAGCAACTGTTGTCACAAATAAATTTTGATCGTTACATTGGTTGGAACACATGGTGGTTGATGAAAGACCCGTTTGCCACTGGTGCCACTGGTCACTATTTGTCCCAAGGACATGAACACATTGCAAAATACATTTTAGCACATGATACACATTAAAAATCTCACTGTACGTAATTTCATGAGTGTGGGTGCAGCCACACAAGGCATTGACTTTGACCGTCAAGATCTTACATTGGTATTGGGTGAAAATTTGGACCTAGGTGGTGATGGCAGTCGCAATGGCACAGGCAAAACCACAATCATCAATGCATTGAGTTATGCCATGTACGGACAAGCATTGAGTAACATTCGCAAGGACAATCTAGTAAACAAGACCAACACCAAAGGCATGTTGGTCAGTTTGGACTTTTCTGTCAACGGCAAGACATACAAGATTGAACGAGGACGCAAACCCAATGTGTTGCGTTTTTATGTAGACAGTGAAGAACAAACTGTTACAGATAATGCACAAGGCGACAGTCGAGAAACACAAGATGCCATTGAGCGTGTGTTTGGCATGAGTCACGACATGTTCAAACATATCCTGGCCCTGAACACTTACACTGAACCGTTTTTGAGTTTGAAGGCCAATGAACAGAGAACTATTATTGAACAGTTGTTGGGCATCACAGTGTTGAGCGAACGTGCTGAACGCATCAAAGAACTCAACAGAGTAACCAAGGACGCTATTACTTCTGAGGAGTTTAGAGTACGTGCTGTTCAAGAAGCCAACAAGCGAATTGAAGAACAAATTGAAAGTCTGCGTCGACGTCAAGGCCTGTGGCAAAAGAAATACAACAGTGACTTGGCATATCTAGTGGGTCAATACGATGAGCTAGCCCGAGTCAACATCGACGCAGAGCTGTTGGCACACAAAGAACTTGCACTATGGAACGAACGCAAAAAGCAAGCAGATGCACATGGTAGACTGCTGGCATATCAAACTGCATGGCAACAAACACAAACCAAAGAAATTACTGCATTAAAAGTCAGTTATGATCAACTCAGTCATATTGATATTGTTGCAGAGCTACAAGCACATCAAGACTTGGCTGCATACAATCAACGAGCCAAGGACATTGCCGAACTTGAAAAACTCATTGCTCGTTGTGTAGCGGATGAAGCCCGAGAACAAAAGACTTCGGACAAACTCCGAGCAGAGATTGCCGAACTAGAAGCACACAAGTGTTATGCTTGCGGTCAAGAGTTTCACGACGGTGCCCACGAAACTGTGCTGGAAACCAAACGAAAAGCATTGCAAGAGTCTGCACTACAAACCCTGGCCACCAATGGTCAGTGGATAGAAAATACTTCAGCACTTCAGGCACTAGGTGAGTTAGGCACCAAACCCACAACACATTACAAGACTGAAGCTGAAGCTATTCGTCACAGCAGTGAATTAGAAAACATACAACAAAAGATCAGTGCCAAAGCAGCAGAAACTGATCCTTATGCTGAACAACTTGTGGGTTATGTCACTGTGGAACTAGGCACACAGCCTGTGACCCACTACGACACAGAAGCACAGGCCATCAAACACTCCACACAGGTCAACAATTTGCTGCAACAGATTACCAGCAAACACGCCGAAACTGATCCTTACAGCGAACAAATTGAGGACATGCAACAACAAGCCTTGCAGACAGTAGACTACAACCGGATCAATGAACTAACCAAAGTACAAGACCATCAAGAATTTTTATTGAAGTTATTGACCAGCAAAGACAGTTTTGTTCGCAAGAAAATTATTGATCAGAACTTGAGTTACTTGAACGCACGACTCACCCACTATCTGGATCGCATTGGATTGCCACACACTGTGAAGTTCCAAAACGATTTGAGTGTGAGTATTGAGGAACTGGGACGTGAGCTGGACTTTGACAACTTGAGTCGTGGTGAACGCAATCGTTTGATCCTCAGTATGAGTTGGGCATTCCGCGATGTGTGGGAAAGTTTGTATCATCCCATCAATATTTTGTTCATTGATGAGATGATTGATTCGGGCTTGGATACACAGGGTGTAGAAGCCAGTCTTGCACTATTGAAGAAAATGACTCGTGAGCGCCACAAGAGTATATGGCTTGTAAGTCATAGAGACGAACTGGCTGGACGTGTGGAGAACATACTCAAGGTAGTGAAAGAAAACGGTTTTACCAGTTATAACACAGATGTTGACATTGCATAAACAACTAGCATGGGTAATTGCTGCTCGCGATGTGTCAGACTTTTATGTCAATCGCGATCAGGTACGCCACTTGTATCAAGGCTCAAAAGCCATCAGTGATATATCGATCTTGCACAAAGTCAATCATGTATTGGCTCGCAATACTTGGCAACATACTGACCACTTGACCTACTTCAAACAAGACTTTGCACCTTGGTTGCAAGAGCACAGCAGTAATCGTATCACAGGCCTGGCACAATACCAACCTAATTTTAGCGCAGGTACCACACAGGCCTTTGATAGTTTTTACTTTAGACATCGCACCCGACGATTTAGATGTTTTGTAGGTGAATATTTTTATCACTTGAAAACATGGCTCAGCAACGATGTTGACTGGAGTTTTATCACTGACAATGATCCATTGGTCACCGGTGATGCCTTGGTAATCTCTGCACCGTTCTGTGACACAGGTAGTATGCATCCAGATTATGATCTTGCCATTTTGCGCTGCAATCAGCTAGGCATACCAGTGTTGATTGATGCATGCTACTATGTTATCAGTGGCGGTATTGAATTGGATGTCACTGCTGAATGCGTTGATACTGTGGCGTTTAGTTTGAGCAAAGCATTTCCTGTTGCCAACTTGCGCATTGGTATGCGGTATACTCGTTCCGGTGTATTTGATGGACAAAGTCTGCATGACAATATAAATTATAACAACACACTGTCTGCACAAGTTGGCAACATGTTGATTCGCAACTACAGCAGTGATTACATTTACAATCACTACCGTGAACAACAGTTGGAATTTTGCAACACTGTGGGCATCACTGCCAGTGACTCTGTGTTGTTTGCAACAGGCGATGCCACATGGAATGAATACAACCGCAGCAATTTATTGCAGCAATATCAATTGAGCTTTGATCCTAACTTGTTTGCAAATAGAATCAGTCTAACCTCAGTTTTTGAAAACTGGGACTTGTTTGAATTGTTAAAAAATGAAACTACAACTGCAATTTAAAAATATCATTGACGAACCTTGTTGCACAATTCGAGTCAATGAAGAAATATTGTTTTCTGGAATAACGCAGCCTGAACATATGTATGATATCAATGTTGCGTTGGGTCCGTGTCGATTAACAATCCAACACTGGAACAAACTGCCCGAACATACCAAGGTAGAACATGGTGTAATTGTGCGAGATCGCAGCTTTGAACTAGAACGATGTATGTTAGATGGATATGATTTGCAGGAACTGATATGGAACAGTCAGTTTGTTGCCGACAACGGACAAGTATATGAAAGTTGTTTGTTTTTTGGTCCCAACGGTGAATTTCAATTGAATTTTGAAAATCCACCGCTGCGTTGGATTTTGCACAGTCGACATAAAAGAAACAACAATGACCCACATTGGGAAGAAGATTTTGAATATTATCAACAAGCATGCAAACGTTTACAACTGATGTTGACCAAGTAAGGCAGTTGGCATGGACATTGGCTCAGGCCAGTGCCACTGATCAGCTGGACGTACCAGGCGAATATGTCTGGGCATTTCCTGCCACTGATCAATTTGATTCAGTACGTGCCAGAAGTCGCAGTATATTCAGCAGTGGCAACAGTATCAAAGATCCTGAGGTCATTGACTATGTGCAAGGACTTCATCTCAGTCGGCATTTGTTAAATCCCTGGATTGTGGAACAATTTGAATCAGAGTTTCCTGCATGGATTGCCAGCAGTGCAAATTATCAACTGAGAAACTTTGAATTGTTCCGGTACGTGGGATTCAGTGCCGGCACACAAGAATCATTTATTAATTTTTATTTGTTCAATAATAACCGTCGTTTCAGAGTGTTTCGTGGCGACTATTGGTGGCACATGGACATATGGACACGCATTGGTACCAACTGGGCGTATATCGAAGATGATACACTGCGTCCCGGAGACATTTGCATTTGCAGTTATCCTTTTGCACTAACTGGAGACAAACACCGAGACTTTGACTGGTTAATAGAACAGTGCAATCGCACAGGCATAGAACTGCTGGTGGATTTTATCTACTTGCCCAACAGTGCAGGTGCTGTGGATATTGATTTGTCAGCAGAATGTATCAAACAAATTACGTTTAGTTTCTCAAAGACTTTCCCTGTGCAGTGTGCCAAAATAGCAGTGCGCATGTGCAAGATCAAACCTGAAGATCCCATGCAGATGAGCAATGATGAGAACATCTGCAATCGACTCAGTGCAGGACTTGCATGGGACATTATACAACAGTTTCCCCCAGACTACAATGTTAAAAAATACCAAGATCAGCAGAAATACTGGTGTAGCAAACTAGGACTTGAGCCTACAAAAGTGGTGCATTTTGGCCTGGGAACTGACTACACTGCCCACGGCAGACACAGTGAAACTGCATGGTGTAGCCCGTTTAACCAGCAACAAAACCGCTATAATTTAGGCATGTTATACGAAAATCAAAATCTCTTGAAAAAACTCAATTTATATTAAGGCAGCATAACTATAACACGAAAGGCAATTTCCCAAACTCACATGACATGGCGATATCAAGACACCCCAGTTGAGACTTTACCCGAAGAATGTGTGGGATTTGTTTATCAGATCACAAATAATCTATCTGGACGCAAGTACATAGGCAAAAAATTAGCAAAATTTTCAAAAACAACGTACAAGACAGTAAAACAAAAGAACGGCATCAAAAAGCGGAAAAAGATACGCACCAAGATCGATAGTGATTGGCGTGAGTACTACGGGTCAAGCCCAGAATTAACCGCAGACGTAATCAAACTAGGCACCGCAAACTTCACCAGAGAGATACTCTACTATTGCAAAAGCAAAAGTGAATGCTCATACATTGAGGCACGAGAGCAATTTGCAAGACGAGTATTGGAATCAACAGATTATTACAACGGCCATATACAAGTACGTGTACATGGCTCACACATCAAAGATAAAATTTAATTACGACTCTGTGTTGGATGCATGATCCAACCCCATTGAGGAACGGTGCAATACCCGGTCTGGACTTGGGCGTCAAAGAACAGCTACTAACTTAAGGCAGCAAATGGTTTGGGCTCTGTGAAAAAGATACACCCCATGCTCGTAGGACTTGGATCTATTTCGGGTTACTAGGGTTCCGTTGATACGTGAAGCTAGAGTAGGGGGTACCGGTCAACCGCCTCCGTG